ATTTACTCATCATAACAATCTCTAAGCTGAGAATAGACATCATCAATTTTTTCTTTTAATGATTAAGATGGAACCACATAAGGCGTCGTGTAAATTTCCTAATGAGACGCTTTGAGTTGGCTGACCGAGTTACCTTCCTGTTCAAATTATACCTGCAATATCAGCTACCCTAACGAAAAGAGAATGCTGAGCGTCATGTTCAGATACTACGAATCTTCTACTGACTCCTCATCTGATTTTTGGGATTCATCGGAATCCTGGTTGTCTTTAGGTTGTATGGTTCTATTATTACTAAAAGCTTGATTGAGAGTTCTTTTGATGGGCTTATCTTCTGATTCTGATTCAGATTCTGATTCTGATTCTGATTCTGATTCAGATAATTGGATCGGTGTACTAACAAATAGCTTCTTGGTAATTATCGGATTGGAATAAGAAACCTCTTCAGCAGATTTCTCTGAGTCTGATGAATCAGATTTTTCGCTGTCTTCCTCGGTTTCGTCCTCGGATTCTTCTAGGCAGAATTCTTCAGTGTCTGAGTCATTTTTGTTATGCTTTATAATTTTCTTATCGGGAATCACGAAATCATTCCTACGATTATACTCAGCAAACGCAATATTGACGAATTTAATTAGACGATCATTCTGTGATTTATATTTCTTATGGTTCCTCATTTCCTGTAAAAGTTTTAGTAATTGTTTTGGTCCATATATGCTTATGTCACCACTGAGAATGTGTTTTAGATCACTTAAAAAGAGAATCTCTTCAGCAGATGGTGAGCCCATCTGAATTTTAATAGAACTTATAATCTCATTAATTGCTTCATTATTTTTAAACATTAATCTTTATTATTTGTTTTACTTTATTTGTATTTTTATGAACGACTATCATATTCATTTTTATTATTAATAAACCGACCTTTACAGCGCTGTTACCGACCAATTGGGAAAGGCTGATTTTTCGACGTCAGGAGAAAATGCAAATTTTTGTATTTATGCATTGATGTCATAAAAATGAAGTAAACATATGCGGTTCTTTGTGGGTTTTAAATTATTAGATTATTTTACTCAATATCATGTCCGCCGTAGCAGTTTCAATGATGACGGGGCAAGGGGCAGGCAATCATAGATTTGATATTCTAAATGACGATATACTTAAACAATATGAAGATCTTTACCAGCAATTATGGTATCCAGATCATAGAAAAGTATCTAAAAGTATAGGAAATGATAATCATCTCTCAGATAGAGTGTCAACTGAGGATGAATCAGACCAAACTGATGAAGTCAATCAACAAGAGGATTTTGATGAATCAGACGAAAAAGAAAAGGATAATCTAGCTAATGGCTGTCCCGTCTGCGGAACTAGTGAAACTGTTAAAGATAGTGGGTACATAATATGTGTTAATTGTGGATTAGAACTAGATAATTCCTGTACACTGAGTGATCAAGCCGAGTGGAAGTATGATGACGATCGAACCAATGATAGATGTGGCATGGTCAATAATATGCTTTTATTTGAGAGTTCGTTAAGCACAAATATAGTAGCATCGGGGTACAATAGTTCAAAACAGAGGCGTCTCTTAAACAAACTCCAACTATGGCAATTGATGCCTTCTAAAGAACGAACCTTGCGAGACGATTTTAATCAGATCGTGATGGCGTGTGCTAATCATGTACCAAAGTGTGTGGTGGAATATGCACAAGTTTTATTTAAGATGGCAGAAGATGCTAGAAAAGAAGAAGATGAAGGTCATCGTGCAGATACTCGTGTGGGATTATTAGCAGCTGCAGTCTTCTATGCCTCAAAAATGCATGAATATCCAAAGACATATAAGGAAATAGCCAATTGGTTTGAGATAGATGAGTCCTATGTAACTATTGGTATAAAGATTTTTTTCCGATTGATGTGTAATAAGATTGGAATGACTAATTTGATTACTAATCATAAAAGTTATGTGGATAAATTTTGTAATAACTTAGGTTTATCGGCAGAAGTACGAGAATCAGCTCAAGAGATTGCTAATAAAGCTGTTACGTTAGGAATACTAGCAGATAATACACCACCCACCATAGCCGCCTCCTCCATATTTTTTGTCATTAGTATGTATGGTCTTAATATCAGTAAAGCACTTGTAGCAAGAAGATCTAATGTATCTGAAGTTACTATCAGTAAGACATATCAGAAGATGAACTGTTATCTAGAACACTTGTTATAAACTAATCATTAAAAATAATCTCTTGATCTGTTGTGTATTTGTGGAACAAATTCCACAAATACTAATATACAAACTAAATATGTCCAAAGTGACTAGGTAGGTTCTTCTTGGATTAGCTAATCCTCGATTTAAGATTTTCGGGCTGAAAGAAACTGGAATTCATCTAAATGAGCTAGTGTGTCTTCGGCACCCCAAGCAAATAGCTGATCACTCCAAGTCTCGGATGTATAACACCAATACCAATGTAAAGGTATTTCACGCCATCTATCAGTCGTAATGTAGATATAAGGAGAATGTGGATAAGGGACTGGTTTGTTGTTACTCAGACCACCATCCACATACTTTGTTTTATCGAAGATGGTCCAAAAACGTGTATCAAATATGGGAATAAAACATGAGGCTTGAATACAATCTAATAGAGAATCAATAGTTTGCCAATAATGTACTATGTGGTTCTTTAGACTTGGAAATTCAGTCAATGAAATAAAAAGACGATCCTTTGCTTTAATGTGGGCATCAATAGGAATATACTTCTTACTCTTTTCGAAAACAATCCCATTTAGACGTGAGAATGCTTTTAAAGAACTTTTATTTAATTCTTGTAAGATCTCTTTATTCCAACTTTCATGTAGTTCTTTAACCGGCAAATCTAATATAAGTGCTAGAGCAGGGAATGATCCACCAGATACGCACCCAAAAATTACATCAGACATATCGAACTTTTCTTGTAAGACAGAAGCTATACCTAAGAAATAGTGATACATTCCTGCGCAACCTCCAAATATAATCTGTTTTGGTTCCTTTTCTGGCACTCTGTAAATGTTATCATCGGTAATGTAATAATCCGGAAGTAAACGAGGTAATGCTGATCGGTTACGAGTTGCACTTTGTAGTTCTTCATATGAAAGCTCATAATCACTCGGTTTTATTTCGTGTAATTTATTGTTATTGTGTTTGTGGTTTTTATCATGGTTTTTGTGATTGATGTGATTGTTGTTGTGATTGATGTTATTGATGTGATTGTTTTTATGGTTCTTTTTATTAGTATAAATAACAAAAGATCTTATCCAATCGGTCCAACCAATGTTCCCTACTACTTGTTGTTCTATGAAGGGATTCGTAGGACCAGAGTGCCTCAACGTCCGATCCCCGTCATTTGGTTGATCTTGTTGAGAATCTTGTTGAGAATTTTGTTGGGCTGTAGTTTGATTATTCGGAACGCTGTTTGGTAAAGATATTGTTGTAGATCCGGTAACGTCCTGAAATAGAAGCTCACCAAGTAATTGGTCAGAAATATTCGTTTCCTGAGTCTGAGTTTCTTTTATGGTCTCGTTTTTTACAGGATCTATCTGTTTTTCTTTTTCTTTCATAGTATCTATTGCTTTTCCATTAGAATTATCGACAGAATCTATAAGACAACCTATTTTTTCAAGTATGTCTGTTTCTTCCTCTAGATCCACTAGTTCCTCTGTAATCTGATAGATTACATGTTCAGGTCCTAGTATTTCTTTTATCTCCTCCATTTTACAGATGACTGTATAGTAATAGCATGGATCTTTTCTTCATTTTTCATTCCTTTTCATAATAATAAATCGATTACATCTAAAGCTACCCCAGATGTGTATTTCAATACTGGAGACATCATAATTGTATCTTATTTAGACTGGAAACACACTTAAAAATTGAATGTAGTTAATGAATTCAGCTAGGTTCCTATTTAAGCAATAATTCAAAGATGATAGATATCGAAGATTTCGAAACGAAAGACCGAATAGCTATTATCGATCCAGACAAGTGTAAACCAAATAAATGTGGTAAACAATGTATCAAAGTATGTCCTGTTAATCGAACTGGTTCAATATGTATTGACATAGATAAGGAGGCCAAGGACGGTAAAGGACTTGCAATAATTGCTGAGTCTTTATGTATAGGAGAAGGACAATGTACTAAAGCTTGTCCTTTTGGTGCAATCAAGATCGTTAACATTGCTAAAGGATTAGCTAAGGATATAGTACACCGTTATGGTCCTAACTCTTTCAAGTTACACAAGTTGCCGGACATTAAGAAAGGTATGATTACGGGTATATTAGGTCAAAACGGTCTAGGAAAGTCGACTATATTGGGGATATTCGCCAAAGAGATTATAATGAACTTAGGTAATTATACAAAATCTACTGATAACAATAACAATAACAATAACACGATGAGTACCAAATCTTCTTCATCGATATCCGATTTGTCAGTCGCACAAGACAAGAAAAAGAAAAAAGAGAATGATCGATTTAAGGGTACAAGCATACAAGCTATTGTTGAAGGCAATGTAAAACATATCCTAAAACCTCAAAACATGGCCAGATTTCAAACGGAACAAAGTGTAGCAGACTTTCTAGAGTTAAGTCTTTCTGATAACCTCGACATGGACAGGCTTCAAACACTTCAAGATTTAATTAGGGATTTCGAATTATCATCATTTCTGCCACGAACCATGAAAACCTTATCAGGTGGTGAACTACAAAGAGTATTGATAGCTAAAGCTTGCTATCAAGGCATTATCGACCCAACCATACAACTTTTCCTATTTGACGAACCAACTAGCTTCTTGGACTTGAAACAGAGAATTATAATATCAAACATGATAAATAAGTTTTGTTGTAGATCTGATACTTACACGGTCGTCGTGGATCATGATATGAGTATTTTAGATTATTTATCCGAGCAAATAGTTATCCTATATGGTGAAAGAGCCGTATATGGTGTCTGTGCAATGCCATTAGCAGTTGGACAGGGTATTAATCAATATATGGATGGTTATTTGAGCAAAGAGAATATACGTTTTCGTAAGGATCCTTTTAAATTCCATAGAGGAAACACTGCAGCAGAAGTGGCTGTAGAACAAAAGACGGCCGAACAAAATGCATTTGACGGAGAGGAAATTCAGGAGAAGGCGACTGCCGAAAAGTCAACAGAAAAGGCAACAGAAAAGGCAACAGAAAAGGCACAAAGGGGCAAAATTGTTATTGAAAATTCAGTAACTAATAAATATAATATTTCTAAGAGACGTGCTGTCTATACAGCACCTATCTTTAGCTATCCTGAAATCAAATGGGAAATCGGTAATTTTAATCTAAAGATAGAGGCAGCAGACTATATGAGCTATGGTATTACTGTCTTATTAGGAGAGAACGGATTTGGTAAGACATCCTTCGTTAATCTATTATCCACGATGGTCAAGACAGATGAATATAAGTGTACTGTTGCTCATAAAGATCAGTATATTGACAAGGTCGCAGCTATTCATTCATCGGAGACTGTCACCTCTTTTATCGGTCCAGCTATACATGGACCAGATGTCATGATGGAGATCATCATGAAATTAAACATTCAGGGTCTATTGGAGCAGAAGTTAACCAAGTTATCTGGAGGGGAACTCCAAAAAGTCACAATTGTGAAAACTCTATTAGAATCGGCCGATATCTACTTATTTGATGAGCCTTCTGCCTTCTTGGATGCAGAGACACGTGTCTTAGTCGCCAAGATTATTAGAAAGAGATTCGAAGATAGACCCAATGCTATGGCATTTATCATCGAACATGATATACTCATGAGTACTTACCTAGCGGATCGAGTGATTATTTTTAAAAGGGAAGATCCTACTCTTACTGTTGCTACGGGTAGCGGTAGTGGTAGCGGGTCCGGTACCACAACTACAGATAATAATAATGTCAAAGATACATCTACTACAAGCGAAGAGTTAATAAGAGTTTCGCCTAAAGAGGTAAAGAGATATATCTCAGCATCAAAGCCATTACCAGTACAGGAGGGAATGAATATCTATATGAAGAGCTTAGGTATTACCTTACGTAAGGATCAAACTAACTTTAGACATCGTATAAATAAGTTAGGATCGACCAAAGATACTGAGCAGAAAAAATCCGGAAATCACTACTCTTAAGCTATCCAGCAACTCGTTCCTCGCACCTCCACTTCCACTTCTACTTCTACTTCCACTTCTACTTTGATATGCGATATACCGTATGCGATATACAATATGGATATGCGATATGATTTTAGGTCCCAAGCCTAGTGTTTATAAAGCATCTTTATAATGGCGATTAATGAGTTTATTTTTGGTTCGCTGAGACGTATTAAAATTCTTACCCCTTTGTAATCATTAACATTCTCCTTTACATGACTACCAAGGTATATTTTGGACTTTCCCTTAAGGTAATAGCAATTCTTTTGCAAATATTCAGCATGGGGACAATTCATGAAAAGAACTCTTTCTCTACCTGAGGCCAACCAACGCAAATATATATGATCCAAATTAGGACAGCTACCCCTAATTTTCACCTCATCCTTATTTTTTTGATCATTCTTTATTATTTTCCTAACTAACGATCCTAGACATAATTTGCAAGCACAGTATCTCAAAGTGATTCTATCCGATTCAATTACTTTTTCTTTATCAGCTTTTTCGAGCAATTTTCTAATCTTATTAACAATATCTTGTTGAGGTGTGTAAGAATCTATATCACCTAAGGCTTCTTGATCGATAAACTCAGAGTAATCGGTATCGAGGTATTCTATTTGCATAGCAGTCATGGATATATCTTAGGACAGAAACTTTTAATCTCTTTATTTATAATTTCCTATTATGAGTATTTAGAAGTACGTTGATAATATGTTTTATGTTATCATTGATATCTTAAAGTAAGATGAAAATTCTTGAAGAAGCCAATTTGCAACATTTCGTGACATATGGTATCTCTGGCGGTTATGACATACATGGTAATTATATGATATCCAACCTTAATGTTGAACATGTAAGATTAATGGCTCTTACAGAATGGGTATATTCAAAGCTTTTTCCAGAAAATAATCTTCAGAACCCAATAATTTATAAAACTTTCCAAAGTTTACCCCTAGAGAGTAGAAAAATTATTGGTACATCGATGCTTATTGCAAGATATTGTATTTATAGACTTCTATCACACTTTAAGGTCTATAGTGGCCCAGCTTGGACTTATCGTCTTATTAATGATTATTATGGTACTCAAATAGAAGTCATAATGCTTTTACCGCGATTGGGCAAGCATCTCGATGAGCATCTTTATAACATAAAAAACCGAAACGATCAATTAAGAATTGAATACATCTTAATGTTGGAGTATGGTCGGTTATTACCTACTGTAACTAAGAAGAAATGGTATATTGCAGAGATTGACTATTCTGAGCTAGAATTTAGTAATCCTGTTCACTTGAATAATTGCTTACAGAGTTATTACAGACGTATTTGTACAAAGACTCCAATTACTTATGATCTTACATCCAATCACGAAACACCTTCAAGTGTCACAGCTACTGACATTTATAGTGATAATACTGTATCAAATGACTTAGATGTTCCTAATACTATTTTGACTGGGTCAAATGTTCCTAACTCAGTCTCAAATAGTTTTAATGGATCTAATCCTGTATCTAATCCTGTATCTAATCCTGTTTATCCTGTATCTAATCCTATATCTAATCCTGTGTCTAATCCAGTTTCTTCAAATACTCCTAGTACTGTCTTAAATAGTTCTAATGATGTTTCTACTTCCGTATCTAATCCAGTATCTAACACTTCAAATGCTCCTAGCAGTTTTACAAGTGTTCCTGATGTTCCTAATGCTGATAGTGTTCAAGGTGAATCAGATATTTTAGAACAGGGAAAAGAGACATCGGTCGTAACTGATAACCTAACAAAAGATTCTGATAAGAACGCAGTAGATAGTACAGAAAAGGTTTCACCTTTAAACTTTTCTTTTAATAAACCAGAACCTAATAAGGTAGAACCAATGGAACCAGCCACCGCAAATGCATTGGAATCGATGGGAGAACAAGGTGAAATTCAGAACTTACCTTTGCAACATGAGATTAATCCGGTTCAGGA